ACGGCGAACCCGGAAAGCGGCGTCGAACCGATAGGCTCGAGTTGGAAGGCCATCTTCGTGAAGGCCCGCGACTCGCCGCACCACCCGCCCGAATCGTTGAAGCCGATGGTGCCGTATGCGGTCGTCGGAGACGACACCGCCGTCAGCGAGGATGCGTTGACCTGCTGAAAGAGGTAGAGACTGACGAGGTTGGAGCCTGCTCCACTTCCGATAGCACTCGCCCCCTTCGGCTAGAAATCCACGCCCGGAACCGGAATGTTCCCGGGAGCAGTCTGCGAGTTCGGGAACGCGGGGTACGACGCGGACAGCGGAGCGCTTTCCAACGTGAAGGCGACCAAGAAGTTCGTGATCGAGCCCGTCGAGGCAGGCGTCGTGACGCGCAACGTGAGCAGCGTGCCGCTTTCCCAAACCGCATCGGGCGAGTTCGGAATAATCGTCTGCGCGAGCCCGAGGCCCGACGAGAGCCACGTTCCGTTGGCCGTGGTTGCCGTCGGAAAGTTGGTCGCGTTGATTATGACGTCGGCGTTCCAGAACGTGTTGCCCGGAACGCCGGGATTGGTGCAGATCCCCGCACCGCCGGAAATTGTCGTCGGCAGCCCGGTAAACCCGTCGCGCAGCGACACATTGGGCACCGAGGAGTTGTCGTTGCCCGGAATCGTCGTGGCCGAGGCCGTGTACGTCGCCGTTCCGGAAACGATGTTGAACGAGTGCCCCGTGAGGGCGTTGATCGCGGAGAACGCGACCATCACCTTTGCGATCTTGGCACGCATGGGCAGCAAGTAGTACGCCTGCACCGTGGAGTTCGCGACGCCAGCGCCGATGCTCGACACGAGAGGGAAGTTCGAGCCCGGCGTGAGGTTGCCGAGCACGTAATCTTCCCGGTGGTAATCGACGGCCTTTTTCGCCCGACCCAAACCCTGGTCGAGATTCGGGTAGACGAACGCCGGAAGGGGGTTGTTCGAGACCGACACTTAGAATGCCACCGCGCCCGCGCCCTGGCTTCCGACCGCTCCGCGCCACGTCCACGGCATCTGCGCCATGCGGAAGTCATCGAGCACGATGCGGTTCTTCGTGAGCGGATCACGGAAGCTCGAAAAGTCCGACTTCCAGCGGAACCACACGGTCAGCCCGTGGCAATCGCTGCCCGGCTTGCCCTTGTTGCCCATGACGAACCACGCATACGGGTTCGGCAGATCGCGCCACGCGAACAGGTTCCACTTGTTGTACTGGATGTTCGCTTTCTTCGTGTTTTCGTAGGGCGCGGTCACCGTGCCCGTGATCTCCTCAAACAACTGGCTCATCTGCGGGTGAAAAACGAGCGTCGTTGGGGTGCGCTTGTCCTTCTTCCCCCGGTCGTCCAGCATGGTCTCGAACAGCAACTCGCCGGCCCGGATGCTTTCCGGCGTCGGCTGCGTGTTCTGCAAGAGATTCGAGAACGTCTGACCGATGCGAGACACGACGCCCGTCGGTGTTGCGATCGGATTCAAGGGATGGACCGAGGAGAACAGCGGCTGGCCGTCTGCGATCGGTTTCAGTGGCGAGAAGCCCAGACCGAACAGCGCGACGGCAAGCACGTCCATCGTGTTATTCCGGCTCTTTGCCATCATGGACGGCAACTCGCCGAGAATGTCGAGCGGGTCCTCTTGGGTCGCTTCGCGCGAAACCGACGCGGCGAGCGCGTACGTCGAGAACACCGCCTGCGACGGAATCATTTCGTTCGGGGAGTCGAACTGTGGTGCTTCGCCCTCACCCTTGGACTGGAACTGCCCCAAACCCGTGTAGGGGAGCATCTGCACGAAGCGACGCCGCTCTTTGGGCGTGTACTCGTTGATGATGTTCGGATACTGAAGCGGGACGTTGTTGAGTTCGTCCTTGTACTTCGCATCGAGCTGGTGCGTTGACGCCTGAAACGGCGCGTTGGTAGTCCAAAGTGGGCCGGCCATCGGTTAGTTTCCCTCTCCCGAGCCGCGCACTAAATTAGCGTGCTCGCGGTAAATTGGATGAGCACCTTCGCGTAGGTGTCGCCCACGTCGCCCAACCCTGGGCCGAACGGTTTGTCTTGGATCGTCGCGCACGCCGTCTGCGTCGTGTCGGCCACGAAGTACCCCGTGGTCGAGTCAATGTTGAGCCCGACGGATGTGTACAGTTGGCCGTTCCATTGCTGCACTAAGTTGATGAGGAAGAAGCCCTGCTGGCACTTCACCACCGGCAGTTGGTACACGTCGGCGGTCCAGCCCGGAGGCGCGTTGAGCGTCGGGCCGAAGATGTTGCGCTTGCCCACGCCCGGGTTTCCGCCGACGCCGCTGAAGAAGCCCGCGTCTGAGTCGCAGTCGGCCATCCCCGCAATGTTGCTGTTCATTGAAGCGGTGCCCTTATTGATACCAATGGAATTGGTCAGCGGGGACGCGCCCGTGACGGTCGAGCCGGTGGCCGCGCCGCCTTGGAACCAATACGTTCCGGGAATCGTGCTGAAGAACGCGAGGAACGAACCGGACGAACCCGGCTGGCCCGTCGCCGACACGCTGATGACGGGCAGGAGCCCGTCGGCGCAGTTGATGAGGAAACCGGCGCTCGGAAGCGACTGGCTCGTTGCGCCAACGGTCGTGCCGTTCGCGTAAGCGACTTGGCACCAGTAGGTTGCGGCCTTGACGCCTGCTGAGGACGAGGCGGTCACGGTCACGACGCCTTGCGTGACGGACGACGAACTCGTAACCATCGCGAAGGGGACCTGCGACGTGCCCAGGGATGGGCCGGCGGTCGCAATCATCGCGCCGACCGGCGTCGGGTAGGTGATCGTCCCGGTGGTCGTCTGAGCGAGGAAATCGCCCGTGCGCCAAAGGGCACCGGGCACGGGAGTCAACTGTTTGATGGTTGGGCTTCCGGTATACCCGGCTTGTGCCTTCCACATCGGCTCCGAGGGAGTGTATGCGGCCAAGGTCGTTCTCCGTGGCTCTGGGCCACGACGCCTCGGTTTCTCCGTCGGCTGCTGTTGCGGCGGGCGTTACACCCTGCCGGGCACGGTTCCTTCTTTCCCCTAGCGGATGGTCTCTCGCTTTTCTATGGTGACCATCTTGCCGTCCTGAAAGGTCAGCGTAATGGAGCCCCACGCCGGACGATTGTTCCGCAGCGCCATCTTGGCGAACTTTTCAAACTGCGCGGGGCTGTCCCGATACAATTCAAGGAGCGCGGTCAGCACCGTACTCGACAAATCGCCGGACACGGGCTCGGCGCGCACCACTACAGAATCATCTCGCGCGCTTGATCGCGTTCGGTGAGCGAGCCGGACACTCGGCCCTGAAGCGAGCCCTGCGAGAGGGTTTCAAGGTCCGACGAGAATTGGTCGGCGGTGTCCGCCAGCCCGGCTAAATACGCCTTATCCCAATGGTCGCCGGGCAAGAGGCCTTGATCGTACTCTTGCATTTCCGCCGACGACGGAGCCTCGAACAAACCGAGCCCCTTCGGCGTGCGGACGACCTCGAGCGGACCCTCGGAGGTCAGAATCTTCACTCTATCGACGGTCGCGTAGGGCGAAGCCGGGTCGAGTTCCTTGGTCGAAATGGGGCGCAGCACGCCGCGCAGACACATGGATTTCGTCACCGGGTCGGCTGGGTCGCGCCAGCAGAGTTGCTTGCCCACAGCGCGCATCTTGTCGCCGTTCTTGAGCAGTTTGTACGGGTCGGAGAACATGGTGGCCTGGGCGAGCCCCGGCATCTTGAACCCGACGTAGGGGCGTACGTCGATGCCGAGCACGCGGCGCGGTGCGCCGTACTGCCGATTCTGCCGCTCGCGGTACGCGGCGATCTCGGCCTGCTCGGCCCCGTAGCGTTCCTGGTCTCCTGCTGCCATGTGTTAGCCTGCCTCTTTCATCTGCGCCGCAACGGCCTTGAGGTGCGCGATGCGCTTCTTCTGGCCCTCGCCGTCGGGTGTGTCCGGGTACCAAATCTCCGCGAGCCGTTCTTGCTCGCGCTGCTCGCGCGCAGAAAGTCCGGGAATGAGCGGCGAGCCCGAACGACTTGCCCCTCCCCCGCCCGCGCCCGACAGATCGCGCGGCTTCGCGGCCTTCGATGAACGCAACAACACCTTGCCGGCGGCTTGCTCGTAACGTGCATCGAGGAACTGCCGCACATCTTTGGCCGGGGCGCTGCCTACCCAGGCTTTCTCTTGATCGGTCAGCGCGAGTTCTTTGGCGACGAGTTTGTGGACGCGCTCGCCGTTGGGATTCTCCGCCGCTTTGGCGTTGAGGTACGAGGAAAGGGTCCAGTCCCCGGCGCGATCTGCAAGCGGCGTGCCGACGCGCTGGATCTCCGAATCGACCCGGCGGTTCGCGATCTGCGTCGAAAGGTCGATGAGCATTTGCGCCGCTTCTTCGGGTTTGCCCGTGAGGAGCGTGGTTTGCAGTTTTTCGCCCAGCGCGGCGAGTTGCGCCGTATCGGGTGCGCCTGGCTTCTCGGGAGCGCCGAACTTTTCGAGCGCGGCCTTCACGCTTGGCAGAAGCGGGCCGAGTTGGTCCAGGAGCGCTGTCTTGCCTTCGAGCCCGGCCACCGTCGCACGCAAAGCCTTGAGTTCTTTCTGATCCTCAGTCTCGACGCTCGGCTCGGGTTCGGCCTGCGGCTCCGGCGGCGGCGTTCCATCATCTTCGAGGTCCAGGTCATCGTCCAGGATGCCGCTATCTTCGATGGAGGCGGACATGGTTACACTCCTTTTTCTATGGGTTCAGGTTCGAGCACCCGGTACATATCGTCGGCGGCGTCGAGGACGTGCTGCTGCGCGATCATGCTCGCTTTGCCGGAACTTCCGACGGGCGAGAGCGTGTACCATCCGCAGACGCACCCAATGAGAAAACGATCGGCGCGCGGCGCGACCGAGACCTTGTGCATGAAAGCGGCCACATCTTGATACCGCTCGATAATGGGAACGGTATCGGGACTCGGCTCTTGGGTTGCGCCCTCGGTGGCACGACGGAGGCGATGCACGGCGTTGCCGCCTGCGGTCAGGACGCCTCTACGTTCGTTCATGGCTCGCCATTAGTGGGGTGCTCCCTGCGGATGGCCGTTTTGACTCGGTTGCCCGCCAGTGGGCTTTGCTCCTGGTTGACTGGGCTGGCCCTGCGCTGCCGCTTGCGCCTGCGCCGCCTGCTGCATCATCGCCACAACCTCCTCCATCGTGCCGATGTACCGCTCGGCGCTCGCCCAGTTGAACGAATCTACAAACGTCTCGGCCCACGCATACGCGAGTTTCGGGCTTGCCATAATCCACGGGAACAAATGAAACGCGGTTTCCATCGCCGCCATGAGTTCGGCCCGAAATGTCGTCGCGTCCGTCGGGTCACTCATCCCCGCAATCGCGATATTGTACTTCCGATTGACAATAGAGCCGTCAATGGTCAGCGGCCCGGCCTTCTCACCCCCGCTGGCCTGCGCCACTTCGGGCGGCACGAACGTGGTCGCGCTCTTGCCCGTCGCGCCAAGGTACTGCTTGTTGAGTTTGTGCCAAAACTGCACGACGGCGTTGGCGAACGAACGGAACTCCATCGCTGCGTCGTTGCTCCGAACGCTTGTCGCTGCGGCCTGCTGCTTCGCCTCGGTCGCGCTGCGCCGACCGGACGACTGCGCGCCCGTGACCGGAGCGCCTTGGCCCGTGAGGCGGCTAATCCACCGTTCGGTTTCCGCCGTATCTTGGAACGAGTCAGGCGGCAGGGCGGGAAGCGTGAACCAGGTGAGCGACTGATTTGGGCCGGCGGGCGTCTCCACGCTCCATCGCGCGCCCGGGTAGAACGCACGGTCCTTGTCGCGAATCTGATCGCCGTCTCGCTCCAAAAGCAGCGGCAAAATCGCAAGGTCGATATAGTTCCGGCGTTGGTTTCGCCCGGCAGCTTCGTCTGCGATGAGATCTGCGAGCCGTTCGATAAGCGAGTAGCCGTAGGGACGGTCCGGGCGGGGAAAGGGCGAAAAGCAGAACGTGGGCCACTCGCCGGACACGTACTCATACGGAGCCCACCCCAAAAGTTCGGGATAGTCCGGGTGATGCCACAGCACGTTTTTCTCCGGCTTCTTGTCGCCGTTGAGGTCGTACTGATACGAGAACGTACGAACGATGCGCGCCGGGCCGCGATTGGTGAAGAACTCGCTCGTCATGGAGCCCTGGCCCTGGCCTACGTTAATCTGACCGCCCGCGTCTTTGTCGTAGGCTCCCTCAGGGTCCGAGGACACGTCGGACGTCCCGGAGTTCAGGCGAACCAACACCCGCTCGACGGCATCTTCGTAGAACACCCCATCCTCAACGAGCGCCTTCATCTGCGCCTCGTACATCCACAACACGCTCGACTGCCCCACCGCAGACTGGATAGACGTCGATTCGTCCGGTTGCAGGTACCACTCTTTGAGCAATCGTGGGATGAATGAGACTTCCCGGATGGTTTCCTCGATGTGCGTCACGACGCGCTCGGTCTCGGGTTCGCCGTCGTCGCCCAGAACCACGTTGTCCTCAACCACCTTGGGCTCGTCGGTCACGATTAACTTCGGCTCGACGCGCTCGGTGAACAAGAGGTCCATCGGCCCGCCGCCGTCCCGCAGGCCAAGGTGCAGGACCGTTTTGAGGTGGTCCAGCGGCGTCTTTCCGTCGGAACGGATGCGCCGTAGTTCGGAGTTAAAGTACCGTTCGTAGATCGGCGCGAAGCGTTGGGTTTCGGGATCCCCGTCCGCCGCCGTCACAATAATCATCCGCGGCACGAACACCTGCGCGCTGATGTATGCCTTCATCGTATCGAGTTCGGCGGGCGCGATCGGCGGAATGAGATTGGCCGCGCCAACCCACGGGTCGTTCACTTCTTCGGTTTCGAGTTCATAGATCGCGGTCCACGCCGCGAGATTTTCGTTCATCGGCGCGCGAGCGGTGCGGCTGGCCTCCCAGGAGGCGTACACATCGCTTGCAAGACTCACCCGTTGGTCGTCGGTGAGTTCCCTCGCGCCCGTGGTTAAGCGCAGCCGTGCGGAACGCGGCTGGTTGGTCTCGACGGCTTGAAGGTCCGGGCGGTCGGGCAGGGCTTAGGCTTTCTTAGCCTTCTTGCGCCGAGCGGCGGACGCAAACGCTTTCTTCGCGCCCATCTTCCCGGCCATCTTCGTCGCGCCGGCCTTGTTCTCGGCCTTATTGCCATCGAAGGGCATCGGGTCGCGCATCTCCTTGCCCGTCTGCATCTTCTTTTTCTTTTTGCCCTTCGTCCCGGACGCAAAGGGCGAGTTGGAAACGTATGCCGTCGCCATCGCCCTATTGACCCATGATTCGCGACAGTTTGCCGATCGGCGACTTCCGCTCTTTCGTGGTTCCCTGGTCCATGAGCTTTGCGAGGTCGCGCGTTTTGCCGGCGCTGCCGTCGGGCTTGCCATCGACTCCCTGGCGCATATTGCTGCTCAGGCTCCGGCTCGTCGGAATCTTGCCCTGCTTGGGTGCTTGCTTCACTATCGTGCCCTCCTGGTCGGCAACCCTACGCGAGAGAGGCCCGACCTTCCTACCACGCGGGGCTCGTCCCCGTCCTCGAACGGGCTGACCGTAATCTTGAGCAGTTCCCCCTTTGTGGTCCTCACCACCGAGGCATACTGCCGCCACAGGTCGCCCGGTTCTTCGTCCTCCTCGTCGGGCAACAGGTCCAGTTCGGCGTCCTCGACGCTTCCCCAGCGGCATTTCTTGGCAATGAGGTGCTGCATCGAAAAGGCGTCGAAGCAATCGTCATGCTCCACGTCGGGCCAATGGCGGTACTGGTCCACCAAGGCATCGCAGGCCCCGCGCTGTAGGAAGATGAGCCGTTGCCGAAAGCGGGGCTCCATTGCCTCGATGCGCGCGGACTTGGCTCGGCGACCCGGCCGACCCGGCTCCCCCGCCGACTCGTCCCGCTTCGAGGCATAGGACCGAATCGACACGATGCCGGTCAGACCGAGATCAGTGATGCCCTGGCGGATACGGCTGACCATTTCGGCGTCGGCCATTTCCGTTGCGATCATCACCGTTTCGGGCACGTACCGGGCTATCCAGTTCACGCAATCCTCGCCCACCTCGGACGGCGGCTTGAGCATATGCGTGCCCAGGAGCACCCACCACCGCCCCAAATGATCGGTTGCGGTCACGTTGATGCCCGTCCAGTCGCTGCGTTGCTTGGCGGTGATCGTCGGGTCTATGACCATTGTGACGCGCACGGGCAGGCGCTCAACCACGAAGTTTCGCCCGTTGACTTCTTTGAACACCTCAAGCGTTGGAATGAGTCGTGACTGTTGGTCCGGCGGAGAATAATGCCCGCTGAAATATTGCAGGTACTCGGCCCGAAACAACTGCATCCCATCGGCCACGCATTGATTGAGATACCACGCGGCCCAAAGGCGCGGATCGAGAATCTGCTTCTGATACTCAACAAACTCATGCGTGAGCACGGCTGGAAAGTAGAGCGAGCCTTTCCCGTCGGGACCGTCGTCGTAAGCGCGGATATAGACGGACCATTTCGGCTCGTACTTTTTTGCCTCGTCCGGTTTGCCTTCGGCCATGAGCGCGGCAAAACGCCGAGCGTCGGCTTCGATCTGATCGAGCAGCCAGCCCGTGACATCGTTGAACGCAAAGCGCGTGCCGACTTGCAGCATGGAACCCCACGGCGGCAGCACCGGATAGTACGCTTGAATCTTCGTGCGCGCTTTGCGCTTGGCAACCAAAGACTCGAAGTTTTTCTCGTTTACAATGTCGTCGAAGATCACAAGGTCGGGGTGCTTGCCGGCCGCACCTCGGTCGAGTCCACTCACGCTAATCGTCACGTCGCGCTTGCGGCCCCAATTCACTTTCGCCTGGGCGTACACATAGGCCGCCTTGGAAAGGTCGCCCCAGAGTTCTACGATAAACGGATTGCTTTCCAGGTTCATTTTGAGTTCAAAGAGCACGTCTTGCGCGAGTGAGGCTTCAGCGCGCACATAGTCGATTGCTGCGTCTACGCCCATCTCGCGATACTTGAGAAAGACGTAAGCCATGAAGGCGAGCAGCAGCGACGTTTTGTAGGTGTAACGCGGCGTGAGGAAGATTTTCTTTTTCGGGTCGGTGCCCGTCCCGATCTGGGGGAACGCTTCTTCGAGTTCGTCGCACATTTCGTCGTGCGGCTGCGGATAGTACCACGCGCCTTGCCATTCTTTGGCAAAGTTGCGGAAATGCAAAAGCGCAACCCGCTTGCGTTCGCGTTGCGCTTCGTTGAGGACGGGAGGTTCGTAGTTCCGGTTTTCGCGCGTGGGCGCGTCAGGCTTGCGCGGGGACCTTCTTTTGCGTCCGAGCTTCGGACTGTGCGGCAGCGGCGAGGAGGTCGCGTTCGCCGATGTAGGACTTTGCAACAATGTCGAAAGCGAACGCGGGGAGGACGATTTCAGATTTTTGGGTCGGGGACTCAATGGACGGCCTCCACGTTATCGTCATCCAGCCAGGAGACGGCGTGTCTGCTTGCACCACGAACGTGCCTTCGACCCCGGAGGTGTAGTGGTATCCCGGAGGCTTCGGCACTCAGGACCGGCCCTTGTTCCGAGGACGGCGCTGCGCGGCCTTGACGCTTTTCTTTCGCAGGTGCTCTTTCTGCTCGGCCGTCGGCGGCTTCTTCGCCTCGTCGGGAGCTTCGGGAGCCCTTTGCTTCTTGATTGCCTTCGGTGCGACGCGCTTGGTCGGCCCCATTACGTCGCCGGAACGAAGGTGCCGAGCACGGGCGGAGCCACGGGCGGCGCTTCGACGGAGAACGTGTAACCGAACCACGTATTGCCGAACTTTTGCGCGATCTGGATGGGCACGCCGCTCGAGACGGAACTTGCGTCGGCAAGCACGATGCCCAGGATTTGGAAGGACGAGCCCGTGATCGCTTGGAAGGGCGTGCCGGCGGGGCCGCTCGGCAAGGTCTGCACGGTGAGCGTGTATTTCGTGCCGCCGATCTCGCGGATCTCCGTGACCGGCGTGCCGGAGGCAACGGAAGAGATTTCGCCCAGAATCATTTCGGCGATCTCAAGGTCTGTCCAAAAGTTCATGCTACGCTCCTGGCTGCGGCGGTGCCGCTGGCGCGGTGGTGACGGCGGTGACGATGGCGGTGAGTTTGGCGACGAGCGCGTCCCAGGCGGTGTCCAAGAAGGCGGGCATCGCGGCGTTGAGGTTGGCAACGTACGAGTCGATTTCGTTGTCGATTTGGCCCTTGGCGATATTTGCAAAGAGCCCGTTGGTCGGAAGCGCGTTCTTCGCGAGCGTGCCGATCGCGACGAGCGCGGTCTGCACTTCGGTCTGCACGGCGAGTTTCGCCGACGCCTCTTGCTGTTGAAGCAGGGCGATGCCGTAGTTGCCGAAGGCAAGCGCAATGGGCCGCCACGCGAGCGCGATCACGGACCACCCTTGGGCGGACCAGTCACGACCGTACTCGACGTGATCGTGGAGACGTTGCTCGTATCGTTATCGCTGGGCGGCGTGATGTAGCCCGTCAGGAACATCACCACGACCGTGAGCGAGGATGCGACTTCAGGCGGGACGACAATCTTCCAGAAGTAGCCCAGCGCCCAAACGAGGATGATCGAAAGGGCTCCGGCAAGCCCGGAGACCGTCACCTTCTGCGAGGGCTGCTGCGCGTTCATCGGTGGATTGGGAACCCGAACAGTTGCAGCCCGATAAGGACAAACAGGACGAGCGAAATGCCGTAGGGTCCGGCCCAGCCCTTATCGCCCGAACCCCGGTAGGTCCAGCCGCCGAACAGAACGGCGATGATGAGAATGAGCCAGTAGACAAAGCCGAGGGTCATGCTGCGGCCTCCTTGCCGGGGGCGTTCCTTTCCGGCAGGGCCTCCTCCTGGAACCACGGCAACCCGTCGGGCGGCAGGACGATGCCCAGGAGCGACTGTTCCCGCAGGCAGAAAACGCGCCCGCCGGACCATTTGAGGCGCACGGGACGCCCAGCCTCGAACACGACCCAATCGCCGACGCGGACGTCGCGGCAGGTGTGGTGGACGGCGGTCACGCGGCCGAAGATCGCGGGGATGCTCTTGTGGTGGCTGATCCACACGCCGCCTGGCGAGGTTCCTTCGGGGACGAATGGGGCAAGGAAGAACGAGCGGCGAGC